TGCAGATTTTATTTTATCAATCTGAGTAGAGTACGGAGTAAGAGTAGCTGTACCAAGTTCGATATTTGACGAATCGTATTTAGTCGCCAAGGCGGTTTTATCTGCTTTCACAAGCAGAGCGTTGTAAACTGCTCCGCTTGTGAGATAACACGGGCTGTTATTTTTGGGTTCGCTGTCGAACGGCATTGAATCAAGCTTTCGGGCAATACTCTTGTCTGTTTTATCAAGCCTTGCTCCAAGCGAATTTTGACCGCCTCTTGCCGTGGCTATTTCGGTTTCAAGTGCAATTGCTCCGTCTGTTGCCCGTTCGATTCCATCATCCATATGATTGAGGTTGTCGGCATTGAGGGGCGGAGCAGAGCCGTTCACAAAGACAATTTTATTGTATTTGTTCATTTTCTTTTACTTCCTTTCCTAATCGTTTTTCGCCCTTTGATGTGAGGGCAGTTATAAATCCGTCCATTTTCTTATTGAACACAAATGTTTCGATTGTCGGCAAATCTTCAAACGGAGTTTTAATTGTGTACTTATCGCCTGCCTCAAGCCACCAATACGAAAACAGCTTAATTTTTGTCGGGCGATATTTATATACATCACCAAAAAAATTAACAGAATTATATTTTGTGCCGATATCACTTGCTGTTGTTCTGCACCTCATCAAAATGTTATCGGAAACATACCACGAAAAATCGTTACTGTTGCCATACAAAAACGCTTTTTTATCAGCAAACTTAGCACTGTACATACGGATAGGCTCAAGTTCGTAATCTTCAAAGGATAAATCTTTGTACGAATTGATTGTTTCAACGGAAGATTGAGAATACAGCCTTTTAAAACGCATTTTTCCGTCGGCATCTATAACGGCAAAGCTCAAAGTTAATTCTGCATAAGCTTGGATTAAATCTGACAAGGTAATGTCCTTTATAACCTTTTCCACGCAGGTATCATCAAATTTCAGCGGTACACTAAAGACAGATAAGCTCGGCGGTGAAACCCCTGTAATTGCATAATCTTTGGCAAATTCTGCGATTATTGAATAAAAGCTCTTAAAATTATCGTCTTTTTGATAGTGCGCATAACCATAAGCAAAACTGCCGTCCTCGTTCTCTTTGCCTGCAAACCACAAAGACATATCCACCTTTGACATATCATAAAAAGCGTCATAGGCTGTGATTTTGACGATGTTACGCTGTTTTTTATCTCTTTGAGCCGACTGAATTTTACCGTAGAAAACAGGACATTCAACCGTTCCTGTTTCGGCAGGACAAATAAGAGTATTTGACGGGTACAAATCATCTGACGGATACAGCTCTGATTCAAGATATGTTGCCGTTATGATGACCTGTACCGTCTTTCCTATCAAAGCCGAGCAATCATAATCAATGAGTTTCACGCTCATTTCAGAGGCTATGCAACCGCCGAATTTCAATTCTTTTTCAACGATTTCATTTTCAAGCGAAAAACTGTCAAGCACGATACTTTCACCTGTTATATCCTCAAAACTGCCGTCAGGAGAATGCAGGGCAACGGTGTTGTAAAGTGTGTTTGTTTTCAGCTTATCAGCAATTTCTTTAGATACAAGCATTTTTAAGAATCACCCCTTAATACTCAATCAGCTCAACAGTAATCGGCTGATAGGTTATATCATTCTTTTCGGCATCCATTACGGTATATTCAATATCGGGAATATAAAAATAAGAGGTGTAATAGCTGTTCGTTTCATCGTTCCAATAAGTTACCCTGCACTTCCTCTGTAACTTATTCGCCATTGAGAGGTTGATAATCGACTGAAAATCAATCTTTTCGTCAAGATGAAGAATGTGAGTTGAAAACGAAATTTTTGTTTTGTAATTTGGCAGCGTTGCCCTTTGAAGCGTACCGTTCTGATCTCGTTCCGCAGAAGTTTCAAGTCGCTGATTCGGAGTTGACGAAAATGCGGTAATGTACTTATTCGGCATTATGTTGTTTCCGAATTTAAGCAAATAGCCGTTATAATTTGACATATCATTTCCCCCTTTATGCAAATGCGGATTTACCGTTGTGTCTGCGTCTGTAAAGCTCATCCTGTCTTATCATTTCTTCAAAAAGCGTTGAACCCTCAAGCTCGGCAGTAAACGAATAAGTGTTGCCACCGTTATTGCGAAAGATAATGAACATTTCATAAATGCGTTTAAGCAGGTCAAGAATTTGTGTGAGAATCACTGTATCCTGACCGCCCGAATTGTCGAGCATACCCTGTAACTTGTTAAGAGGAGAAATAACCTCAGGGTTACCGCTGTTAGCACCTGCGTTATCGCCGACAACCGCAAGTGTCGGAGCTTTAACAATACCGCCTTTTGCAAATTTTCGTGCCGGTGATTCCGTGGGTTCTTCAAATCTCGGAATGAGAGGCGGATTTTCAGGCATTGAAAAACTCCAATCCTGTCCAAAAGCCGCTCCGATAATACCGGCTATTCCGCCGATTGAATTAACAACACCCGAAACGAAATTATAAATACCTGTCCACAACGCATTTATGCCGTCAATGATAGCGTTTATAATAAACTTAAACACGGCACAAATGCCATCCCAAATACCTTTGAAGAAGTCGTAGATACCCTGCCATGCTTTTTTCCAATCGCCTGAGAAAACACCTGTAATGAAGTCAATTAGACCGCCGAATGTTTTCTGTATAGAGGTAACCAACCCACCGATAAATGTAAACACATTATCAAACACCCTTTTTACGGCATTGAAAACATTCTGAAATATAGGTCCCCAAAAACTGACAAGCCAGTTTACAAACGGTGACAGGAAGTTATTCCACACGGTTGAAACACAGTCTGCAACCTTGCCGAAGAAGTTTATTGCACCCTCAAAAACAGGCTTCAGCCAGTTTTCCCAAGCTGACTTTACTATTGCTACGATAAAATCCCACGCAGGCTTAATCCATTGATTGTAAACATTCATCAGGGTTGTGCCAATGTTGGTAAACATATTGCAGATATTCTGAAAAATCTGCTGTCCGTTGCCGTTCCACCAATTACTGATAATTGTTCCGATATCTCCGAAAATTTGACCGATAAAGTTAAACACATCTGCAAACTGCAATTGTAAATTTTCGAGAAATTCAGTGATTGTTGCACCGTCATTTTCAGTCCATTCAACAAGGCTTTCGGTTGCAGTTGAAAACGCACCCGAAACAACTTCGCCGACTGAGCCCGCAAAGGTTGTAAGATCGCTTAAAAGATTGGAAATTGATTCTTCCATTTGAGGGCGAACATTGTCAATTGCATTGCCTGCAAGTGTACCGAAATTATCAAAAAAGATTGAAAGGTTGTTATAGCCGTTTGTAAGATTGTTGCCTATGGTGTCTATAAAGCCGATAATCTTTTCCCTGTCTTTTGAAATCCACTTAGCAACACCGCCTGAAATGGTCTGAAACGACTTTCCACCGATTGTCGCAACCGCTCCGAATGCGGAGCCAATTGCCCCGAGTTTTGCGGAACCGACCTTTTGCATTGTGCCGAATGCCTTTTGAACTATGGGAACAGCATTATCAAAAACGGTCTTGCAGTTCTTGCCTATAGCTGACCAATCAACCTTGTTAATACCTTTCTGTACATTCTCGACAAAGCCTTTGAATCCGCTTTTTTCGTATAGATTTTTGAATGCTCCCGAAAGGTTTTTGCTTGTGTCCTTGACAACATTCTTTGCAACAGCTCCGCCTGATGAACCGCCTGAAGAGCTTTTTGATGAGGAGGTGTCTGACTTTGAAGATGAGCTGTCAGAGCTTGAAAGCACATTCAGCTTATCAAAGCCCGCAACACTTCTCTTTGCTTTTTCGGAACTTTTCTGAACATTATCAAGTGACTTTGAACTGTCATCTGCCGTATCCGTAAGGCTTTTGGCAGAATCGGACGCAGATTTGATATTGCTTGCGGTGTTGTTGCCTGTATCCCAGCCGAAGACCTTTGAAAGCGATTCAACCGCACCTTTGGCATATTCCGTTAAAGTTGCAAGTGCGGAACTCAACCGCTTTACAACCTGAGTTGCCACCTGAAGAATAGGCTGACCGACTACGGCAAGGAGCTGTTTCCAACTTTCTCTGAGGTTGCCTGTTACATTCTCCCAACCGTCTGCTTCACGGCTTGCCTGTCCCATAGCACCCGAAAGCTGATTAGCGTCCTTAACCATTTGCAAAAGCGTGAGCTGTTTCTGCGATTCCGACAAATCCATAAATGACTTGCCATACAACTTATTAGCCGCCGCATTTCGTGTGGTTTCAGTACAGGACAAACCGAGTGCGGCATCATTTTCAAAGTTGCCTTTGAGAAACGATTTCAGGCTTTCTGCGGTGTCTTCAAGCGAACGGTCATAATATGCGGCACTGTCGGCTGTTACCTGCAAAGCCTCCTGCATCATACCCAAAGCACTTGAACTGTCCATACCCGTAGTTTTTGCAAAGGCATAAATGCTTGTGCCGACACCCTGTAATCGGGTTTCAAGAATACCGCTTTGATCGGCAACGCTCTGAATGGCTGATTCTGCCTGCGACTGCATTGTACCGAATGTCTGCTCAAACTGCGAATTTGCCGCATTGACTTCCGCAGCCGATTCAATGCACTGCTGACCGAACTCCTTGATTTTAGCAACAGAAAAAGCGGCAACCACAGCCATTCCTATTTTCTTAAACGAAGATGAAACCGAATTGCTTAACTGCTCACCGCTGCCTTTGATGTTTGAAAACTCTTTCTCGGTTTTCTGAGAAACGCCCTCCGCAACCTTTGAAAAGGACTGTTTCATATCCGTGCTTACATTTTCAAAATCTTTTGAAAGACTTGAAAACGCCGAATCAAACTTTTTTGTAATTGAATCGGAAATCTTATGCAATGTTTTGGAAATATCATCACCCGTAAGCCTGACATCAAGCTCAATTTCACCCGCCTTTGTCGCCATATTCACCACTTCCTTTCATTTTAGATTCTTTAAAAACAGGCATAAAAACAGCGCACACCGTTATGATGTACGCTAATAAAATTTTTGCAAAAGAACAGCCACCCCATTTGGAGTGGCTTTTTGTTTTATTTGTTGAGTTCGTAGTATTTGATGTCGATTTTCGGAAGTGACACATTGTTGCCCATTACGGTTTCATATGTATAGTCGCCGTCACAAGTTCCCCAGAATGTGATTACATCATCTTCAAGGAGTTTGTCCGCACCGTCAGGAATTTCTACAGTTGCGTAGATTGTATCAGTCCACAATGGTTCATCAAGATACTCATTTTCTTCTTTGGTTATATTGATTCTCAGGTCAACCGAATCGCCCCAGCCTTCCTGAACCTGAATAATCTGACCTTCAAACTTGTAGTCATTACCTTTGTACTTGTCAGGGTTTCTTGAAAGAGTTTTAAAGTCGACTGTTTTGCAACCGTCTTTAAATTCTTTTTCAACCTTCTTCGGGTCTTTAGTAGGCTTTTCTGTTGCAACTTCTTTTGTGGTCGGTGCTTCTGTCGCTTTTTCAGTTGTTTTTTCTGAACTCTGATTTGCAACAGTAGTTTCCTGCTTTGATTTGTTTGAACCGCTGTTACCGTTAATTGCACCGTTTACACCGCCAACAATCATAATAGCAACAACGATAATAACCCAAAAATACCAACGCTTGTAAATTTTCTTCTTCGCATTTACAGGATTTACGGTTGCCGAGGTTGAATCGTTTCCGCCAAAGCCTGCACCGCACTTGTCGCAAAATTTTGCATCGTCCTTTAATTCGTTTCCGCAATGTGGACATTTCATAAACATACACTCTCCTTAATAAATTTGTTAGTGCATGTTACATTTTATCACTATATATTAACATTGTCAAGAATTTTGTAGATACAGCGAAATTTATGTACAAATTTACAGATTAGCAAAAAAGTTTTGAAATTCTGCAAGAACGGTGTTCATATCTTCGTCTGAATAGTGCTTTACATTCCTTGACCGCCATTTGTTGCGGATTTTATGCTGTGACGAAGTAAAGTTTTTCAAGACTTCTTTGTCGGTTTCAAGGCGAATTTGAACCGTTCTTGCAAGCGGTGTTTCGGGTCCTAAGCCTTGCAGAAGTGAGCAGAACTCATTCCAACTCATTTTAGCAAAATCCTTTGAATAAATGCTGACCCCGTACTCCGAGCGAAAGCTTGACACGATTAAATCAAAGTCATCAATCAGGTCGTAGCCGGGGTCTGAGCTTCCCCCTCGTCAGTCAAATCGCCTGTTGCAATTTTGGCAGATTCGCTGATAAGGGCGTTGAAATCGTGCATATTCAGCTTTAACTTTTCAATCTTTTCTCTCTCGGATTCATCAAAAAGAAGATGATACATTTCGATAACATCTTTACTTTTACCGTTGCCGTCCTCAAAAAGTGCCGCAACTTTGAGCATTGAAACTGCGTCATTGTTGATTGCAAGGTCAACATTTTTAACTCTGACACTCGGCTTTTCCTCAAAATTAAGCTTGTCTGTAATATCAATTAACTTTGACATAATCGTTCATTCCTTTCGTTTTTTAAGCGGCTGCTGTATATACGGGTTTGCCGTTTGACATAACTTCAAATTCAAGCGGAGCAACACCCGTACTTGCGCCTGCACCGTTTGATGTAACGGATACAACTGCATTTTTAAAGAGGACGGTTGCACCGTTAGGGAAGGTCCACATAAACGAAACTTCTGTCTTTCTGCCGTTTTCAAATGCAAGGGCGGCAATCTGGTCATTGCCTGCGTCACCGATTGTACGCTTGCCCTTTACCGAAATTGTGATTGACTTTGCTGTCATAAGCCTTGACTTCCAGCCCTCGTTTTCAAAGGCTGTCCATTCCTCGACACCGTTGTCAAATGCAACAGAAAATTCTTCGCAGTTAGCAATATTTGTCGTGGCGGATTCTGTTCCTGCCTTGCCAACCGCAAACTGATTTTCATAGCACGGGAATACTCCCGATTCAACTTTTGCCATAAAATTACTTCCTTTCGTAATAAAATTTAACTTCAATGACCTGCTCATACACACCCTTGTCGTCTGTTCCCACATCAACGGGTTCTTCCGTGAGCAGTTCGATTATATAGATTTTGTGTTCCTTAATTTCAACATTTTTAATGTCGTAAAGCGTTTCGTAAAGTCTGCGTGCAAACTCCTCGGTTTCTCTTGCGTTGTCGGTGTAATGGATAAGCAAAGACACGCTTATTGTATCGTAGGTGCTTTCACCGCCGATTGCCCTTGTGGGTGTTCCCGACTGCTTTAATGAATACACACCGATGGACCTGTCCTGCTTGTTGTCAAGCTTGCCGATGTAATAATGCTCGGCTGAGGTAACGCTTTTGAGCCAATCTCTGATGTCCGATAAGTAAATCAAAGTCCTGTATTTCTCCTATATATTTTAGTGAATGTTTGACTGCAAAAATTCTGCCGTGTACCGCCCTCAAGCCACGGTGAGAACCATTTACCGCCGGCGGCAATGTTTTCCTTACGGCTGAAATTATACTCGGGATGAAAATACAACCGTCTTGCATACGGAGTATCTGACACAATTTTAACTATCCCCTTTGCACTTTGTGAATAATCAACAGCGGTACTATCGTCTTGAAGTATGCTTGTATCAAACGGCATTACCTGCTTGTTTTTCACCCGTGTAAGAAGTGCGTCACCTGTCTGTTCAAGAGCCTGTTGCTTTGCCCTATCAAGCTGTTTTACAACAGGCATATTGAGTTTGATTTTTGATGATACCGAAAATCCCATTAAATCACATCCAATTCCGTAAAATTAACTTTGCCGTCGGGGTTGCGGTGTTTTGTACCCTGTACGATGTTTCGTTTTACGCCGTCAAGGATTACAAAGCCACCGCTTAAAGTGGGGCTGTCGGGAGCAATGTCGCCGTCAAAAAGCAAGACAGCCGACACCTGAACAATTTTCTGCTCTTTGGTATAGACCGTCTTTGCCTTTGACTGCATATTACACAAGGCAGAGCCACCGTGCAGGGTTGCTGACGGGTACAAGCTGTCGGAGGGATACAGATTTTTGCATTCAAACACGGTCAGGGGTGCTCCGTCTTCGGTAACACCCTCACCGTAGATTGTGACCTCGACAGGAGTTTTGCAGAACTGCTTTTTTACAAGTGACGGAAATTTCACGGTTTTCACGCACCTTTCAGATTGCAGGATAACAAAGTCCTGTTGATTTTAGCAACGCATAGAGGTCGGCAGGAATTGCCACTCCGCTGATACACATTAAGTTCCAGCTTACGCCAAATTCCATTGATGTGCCGTTGATTGAATAGCTTTTCAGGTAGGAAGAAATCATATCGGCATTTTCTTCTTCAAAAGCAGTAAGTCTGCTATGCACTCTGCCGATGATTCTCTTCTGCATTTCCGAAAGTTTTTCAAAATCAATGCGGTTAAAAGTCAGAACATCAATGTGTTCGGCAGAGATAATACTGTTTTCATCTCCGCCCTGATGTTCAATGTAATCAGCATACATTACGCAACCGCCGTTGTGTCAACATCGGCATAAATGCTGTCAATTTTGCCGTCCTTGCCGTTCGGGAATACGAATGTGTCGGAAAGTGAACGGTTCTGATAGAGCCAGCCGTCACCCTCTGTGTGTGAGCCGGGAGCAAAGAAGTAAATGCTTGAAATCTTCGGAACAGTCTTGCAGGTTTCACCGCAAGCAACAAGAACATTGATTTTGTGAGCGCCTGTTGCAGGCTCAAAACCGCCGTCATCGGGGTTAAAGTTGAAGTTATCGTAGAAACGCTCATCGTCAATAACCTCGATGATAGGGCAACCGTCAATCTCGGTCACTCTTGTTTCAATGCCGATACCGCCCTCTGCAATCTGTGTAAGCTCAATCTTACGAGTGAACTCTGTTGACTGTTCAAGGCAGTCCATAATGTGAGATGTCACATAGGCAACAAGTGTGCCTCTTGCCTTGTATCTGCGGAGCTTGCCGGCAGAAAGAATTGTTTTGAGCTTTGAATAAGCGTTCTCCTTAGTCCACTCCGATGTCTTTGTTGAAGAATGATATCCGTCTGTTGCCTGAGCCTTTGTCGCAACCTTTGAAAAGAAAAGTGCGTCTGTTTCGGGAGCAACCTGTGTCTGTTCAAATGTCTTTGAAATGTTCTCAACGCTTGCAGTCGAATTTGTTTCATCAACATCTGCCTTATCCACAAGGAACTCAATATCTCTGTCGTGCTCGCAAGTGAAAGGAACATCTGTCTGTGTATATTTGCCTTTGTTCCAACCGCCGTTGCGATTGTGGTTCTTAAAGCCTGATGTGCTCATCTGTGTGAAGTGGAAAGTTCTTGCGCCAACCCACTTTACATTTGAAGTGATGAATGGTGATGTAAGTGTGCCCTGAACAAGAATTTCGAGCAGATCAGGGCTGAACTGCTCGGCATAGTTATTTGTGTTTGCCATGATTTTTTCAATCCTTTCTTTGGTTAAATATTAAATCTGTTCCATTTTTTGGTAGGAACATTTGCCTTTGGTTTTGTACCGTCCGATGTACCGTTGCCGTCACCGCCGATTTTCTTAACTCCTGTGCCGTTCTCGGCTGGTTCGCCCTTGAGTGCGGGAATATCGTCAAGCACCTTTTTAACAGCCTCTGTCAGCTTTTCCGCATTGACCTTGCCGTCTGTCACAGCCTTTGAAAAGTCTGCAATTTTAAGCACATACGGAACGGTTGCAAAGTCAACGCCCTGTTTTACGGCTTCGAGGGTTGCCGATTGGTTGACTTCTGCCGTGAGCTTTGCGTTGTTTGCAGATTCAACTTCCGACTGCATTTTTGCAAAGTCGGGAGTGTTCTCGGCTTTCTGCTTTTTAAAAGCACCGATAGCCTCTTTCATCTCATCGGCTGACAATCCCTGTTCCTTAAAATATGACTTCAAAACGGTGTCCTCTGTCACGCTCTGTTTGCCTGTAATAAGGCTTGCGAGCTTGTCGTAATCAAAGGCAGGAGCGTTCCCCTGCGGTGTTCCCTGCGGTGCAGGTGTCGGTTCATTGGGAGTTGGTGTTGGATTTGGTTCTGCCATTTTTTTCATATCCTTTCAGTTTTTCGGGTGTCTCCCGTAATCAGTTTATAGAGTGTCTCTCTGTTTCAGTTTTGCACGGTGTCTCCCGTAGTTTAATGTCTTCGGACAATAAAAAAGCACCTTACATATTCGTAAAGTGCTTAATCCGCTTTTTCTGTTTTTTCTGTTTTAACTGCTTTGGTTCTCGGCTTTTTGGGAGCGTCAGACTTGACCTCTTCTGCAAAACCGCCGTCAATGAGTTCCTTTGCTCTCTGCTCTGAGCATTCAAAAACTTCATTCACAGGTCGGGTTACATAACCGTTCTGCCTGTCGTTAAATGCTGTTGTTACTCTGATTTTCATTCTGTCACCACCTTTTCAATATTTTAAACTGGTCGATTTCGACCGGTTTAAATGCAATAAAAAAGCACTCTGATTTCTCAAAGTGCTGATTTGATGTATTAAGTTTTGCTTTGGCAAGTTACAGGCAAGTTAAGCAATGCCGTGAACAAGCCGTTTTTCTTGCTCTGAACATATTCTCGGCAAGTTAAACAACAAAACCGCCCTTTTTACGGAGCGGTTAGATTATGCCACTATCTTTTAGATATTGCATTTTTTGTTTCTCTCTAAGCTTACTGTAAAGTGCTTCAGCATCTTTAGCTTCTTGTGGAGCATCTTCACGCAAAGTGACATTTAAACCATTTGTTACAAGGTACGGCTTAAACGCATTCCATAGAGATTTTTGTTCTTCAGTTTGTATCAATCTCATACCATCATCACCCTAAAAGTTTGCTGACTCTGTACTCGTTATACACTTCATCCATAGCTTTATCTTTTAAGCATTCAAAAGCATACTCACTTATATCCTCTATATTATAACCGTTATTTATCAATTTTTCAACCTTTGGAGCATAAATTTTATTAAGGTAATCGCAATATTCAAAATAATCGTTAATACTTCCGAATTTTGCTCTGTAATTTTTAGCGTCTTGCCAATGAATCAGTTCGTGCAGAATTGTACTCAATCTGTCTTGCGGACAAGCCAAGTTTTCTTGTAAGCCTGACAAATCACTTGTTGAAAAGTATGCTGAATTGACATTTAGAACATTTTGCATTGGCATATATGAAGCAATAGCATTTACTCGCATTTCTTCGGGAGTGACAATACAAATTTCAGGCTTTCCGCTTGTTTCAACCTCTCCGAGCATATCAAACGCTTTTCTCACTTGCATATCAAAATTATGAAGTTCTTTTCGTTTTAGCTTTACCTTATCTGAAATATAAACATTATCACACAATGTATTTGCCTTGTGGGTATCAATTGTAATTGTTTCGCCCTCAATTTTGCGTTCAAAAGTTTTTGATATATCTTCCTTAAAAACAGGTCTGTAATATTTTTGTTCATCAGTCTTCAAAGAAAATTGTTTCGCCTTTTCTTCAAGTATATTCGCCCTATCGTGCCACTCATCGGCTCGGGTTTGGGCAATGCGTTTGTTGTCCTCATCAAGGCTGTATTCGGCACGGCGGTCAAAGCGTTGCGCCTGCCGTTCTGCGTACTGCTGTTTTTCTTCAAGCCGTTCTCTACGGTCCATTTCTGCCTCTTCTTCGGGGGTGACAGGTTCGAGCGTCGTTATTTCCTCGTAATATGTACTTGTGCTGTCCTTACATCTCGGATGAAACAAACCGTTCTTGATTGCGGTTGAGAGAAGCGGATAGTTTCCGTCTGACTTTTTGCCGTTTGAATACACATCGTCAATAAACACTTTGCCGATATATTTTGCACAATCGGGGCAACCGCCCTGTCTTGAGTTCACAACAACGAGGGATACTCCCCATTCGGCTCGCTTTTCGCCCTCACCACGCAGATAGGCTCTTTTGTTGGCTGTTTTAACCGCCATATCCGCATAATCCGAGAGCGTATGCCTTGCACCGTTTTTGTATTCCACACAATTAAGACCTGCGTTGAGCATATCCTTGCAGGCGATGTCAACGGCTTTTTCGTATGTAACCGCACCCGTGTTCATTGCAACATGTGCGTTAAAAATCGCCTTGCGGTACTTGTCGTTGCTCATACGCAAAACTGCCGTTTCTGCCCTCTTTAAATCGTCTGTGGTCGATTTTATGAGTGCGTCAAGTTTACGGTCATTCACCTTAAAAAACTCGGCTGTGCTGTGTTCTGACGGCTTTTTTGGAGCTTTGAAGCCGTCCTTGACAGCTTCAAGAATTTCTGCCTCCTGACTTGCATTTCCGTCAGCTTTGGCGGTGCGAATCATCTCTTCAACCTTGCTGTTAATGGTTTTGAAACGCTTGCCGAATTTCTTTGCGTTGTGCTTACGGTACTCTTCAAGACTTTTGAGCTGTTCAGCCTGCCATTGTGTCCAGTTGTAACCCTCTTTGGTTTCTTCGGCTCTGTGACGGCTGAAATTTCTCATCATGCTGTCAATCAGTTCATCTTCGATTTTTTCAAAGGCTTCTCTGATATTGTAATCACTCATTGTTTACCTGTGTATCATTCTGTTCGGGATTGCTTTCGGTTTTTTCTGCATTATTTTCCGCATTTTCTTCATCATCTGCGTTATTGTCAGGTTCTTCTGTGTCGGTAAGGTCCACATCGTCAAGCTCCGATTTTTCTTCTTCGCCTGCAATGCCCTGTTCTTCCTTAATTCTCTGCACCTCTTCGGCTTTCCAATCCTCCGACTTGCTGTCGCCGTAAAGCTCATCAACCGAGGTTTCAACTGACATCAAACCGCCCTGTCTTGCTTTTGACACGGTTTCAACCTGACTTTCAAAGCTCGGATTTGCATATTCGCCGAAGTTTACGGACACCTCTATTCCGTCAACAATTCCCTTGCCGTTAAGCTCACTGTCGGCATTAAGTACGGCAAGAACAAGGCTCTGTAAAGCGTTCTGCGTAATTTTCACAAGGTTCTGCCTTGTGTAAAGGGTTGTCTTTTCCTTTTCACGCTGAGCGTCTGCATTATCAAGCTTCTTCGTATCAATGCCGAGAGTTGACGGCGATATAATGCCCTGTAAGCAGAGGTCGAGGGCAGTAATGTATGAACTCAAATAGCTTTCGTGCTGAATCTGCGGACTTTCGGTGTAAATCCTGTTGCCGTTGCCGTTTTCAGACATATCGTTGCCCACGGTGATAAATCGGTTGTCAAACGGATTTGGCGATATTGGCTGACAGGTTTCGGGATTTCTCGGAACAAGGCAATCAGGCACATACTGCTTTGTTCGGCAGGCTCTGAGTGCGTCCATCCACTGTGACCACACTTCATCAAGGCTGTCGAAAGCGTATGTTTTTATGCCGATAATGCCTGCACCTCTGCCCTTGTGGCACGATTTGCCGTAAAGGACAGGTACAGCCCACATATATGATTCGTCAAATGTAACACCCTTTGAATCAATCCACGAAAGAGCGTCAACCGTGTGCAGGTCAATCTCTTTGCCGTTGTCATCATACAAAGCATAGTGAATATAGCCGTAACCGTATGTTTCTTCAAAACGATAACGGCGGTGTTTTTGCGTGTAATCGGTGTAAAACTTAACCTCTCGGATTCTGCCGCGCACATATGTAAAGTCGATGTTTTCGGCAGGATACCATTCAACAATCGGAACATCTGATACAGCCGTGTCAAAGCTGACCTTAAAAGCACCATCACCGACAACACATAGGTCCCGGAGCATTTGCTTAACCGTGTCGGACAATTTGTTCTGCTTTTCAATGTCTTCCCAACGCTCAGCATAAGCGGTTGAATTTTTGCTTGTAACATCTGTGCCGTTGTAGTCGGCAATTACGATATTCACAAGCGTTTCGCAGATGAGTGCCGGCAAACCCGTGTGTATTTTACGGATTTCAAGCCCCTTTGTGCTTTTTGCCGCCCAAAACATAGTTTTGTTTGTATCAATCTGCCTGTACAGCTCCGCAAGCTGTCTGCTGTTGCCCCAATACCAAATGCGATTGATAAAGCACTCGGTCAGATGATTGCTTGTTTCGGTGACGGTAATTGTTTTGTCGCTTGCAGGAGTAATCTGCAAAAAGTTTTTAATTCCCGATCTGATAGATTCAGCCATTCTGTTAATCAGCCCCATTTATTTCACTTCCAATAATATTTTTAAACGGCAACCACGCATATTGACCGCTGTTAATGCAATGGTCGTGACCGTCCTCGGGTGTGTTGTCTTTATCCTCTCGCCAGCTGTAAATTTCAAACTCGGCAATCGTGTTTTTGCAATGGTCAAGCACAAAATAACAGTCAGTGGCAAGCCATCCGAGTACAAGATTGATTCGGTCGATAATCTTCGTTTTCTTCCATGCATTTGCAAAGTCATAAACACAGCCGTGCTGTCGCTTATACTTTTGAAATTCGGTAATAGTCGCTTGGTCGGCGCTGTCAATAAAAGCCGTGCGTGCAAAGCCCCATTCATCACGGTTGCGGTCAAGAAAATCAATAAAATTCTTCACCGTGTCACTCGGGGCAATAGGTGTTTGCATTTCAGCGTTGTTATAAACTCTTTCATCAAGCTGAACACACTTGCCGTGATTGGTAATGCCGTAAAATGTCATTGCGATAGTGTCAGGCGACTTCTGCGAATAGGCGGTATCAAGACCTGCGGTGAACTGAACAAAGTGTTCTGACTTGCGGTTACAGTTCAAAAACTTTCCTGCCCACTCTTTTGATTTGATATGTCTTGCCCTCTCAAAATTCGGGAACACAAGACCTGTTGCTCTGCCTCGCAAACCTAAAATTTTATTTTTATAGAGCTTTGTACCTTTCGGTGCAGAGTTCTTTTTCTTTTCAATCTGTTCGGGTGTAAGACTTAAATTATCGGCAAAAGAAAAGAACCAATACCGCCAATTCGGTACAGGTTCTTCGGTAAGCTCCGCCGTAATCTCGGGAGGAACATCGTTTTCATATTTTTTAAAAGGACGGGAGCGGTTGACAAACTCCTTATACACAGGCAGGCTCGGATCATCGGGATTCAGCGTTGCAAGCATATAGTCATTACGGGTTGACATCTCTCGGATAAACTCGATATCGGCGGTGTTGATTTCGTCAATATAAACGCACCCAAACTGCGCACCGAGAACCATTTCCCACTTATCCCGACTGCTGTAACCGAGAATATAGATGATTTTATCCTCAAACTTGATATGCGGGAGCTTGTAGTCCTTGTCGCCGTTGCCACAGTAAACTGCGTTACGGTGCAGGTCGAGAATACCGTTGTCCTGTTGAATTATAGTTTCCTCAGCCTTGCCCGTAGTCTTGGCGGCAATTGCGTGGAGTTTTTTCGGCGACTGCGACACCATTCGCATAAACTTAACGCCTGCTCCGACGGTAGTTTTGCCGGACGCTGTAGTTCCTTCAAGAAATTCAGCCGACACATTTGTTGTGTTGATAAAGTCGATATACTTTTGCGATAGCGGGAATTTGTTACTCACTCAATCCCTCACCACCCAACTGTCTAAACACATCGGATAGCTTTTCGGACTGCTCAACCTTTGCGTCAACCTTAACGGTGTATTCGCCCGTCATCTTGTTGAGCGTGTCAATAGCCCTGATTCTGTCAGAGGTGTCCTGCCCGTCATTCCTTGCAATGTCGGACAAAGCAACCTGTCTGTCCTTTGCACTCATAATGCGCTCATCTTTGAGCTTATCGGAAAGCTCCTTGATGTATTTTGAAACTCCAACATTCTCCAACAATTCATACGCTCTTGCGTTTGCGTAATTTTCGGAATATCCTGCCTGTATAGCACTCTGAACGGTGTTACCGCTCTGCGCATAATATTCCGCAAACTTCCTCTGTCTTGCATTTAATTTGTCTTTCACGGTATCACCGCCCTTTCTAAAAATAAGCAAAAGAAAAGACAGCACATTTCTGTACTGTCTTTAAACACAGGTTTCCGGAGTTGCACCGGAATCTGTAAAAACTGTTTTCCTATTTAAACTATCCCCTGCGTTTATAATATTATATCAATAAATTTCTAAATATTCAAGTGTTTTCTTTCCCATTTATTCAATAATACACTTACATATTTCTGTTCTTTATCAGTCAATTGACGATCTCCAATTTCATTATGTTCATAACCCAAATGGGTATGTGGCATCATTCCATTATGAGGTCTACCTTTAACGTCAATTTGTTTTATTCTTTCGCCGTAGTTGTCATAAAAAGTAACACTTTTGATGTTGCTCTGTTTGTCAAGAGTAGCATACACTCTATTTTTTGTCATAGTTTCCATAGGAGCTTTTATCGAAGTATTACCATTCATACGAATTACTTTTATTTCACCAAATTGAGCAACTGTGTGATATTCTGTACCGTACTTCTTTCCCTTATCACTTATACCGCTTGAAGAGCCTCTTCCGCCCATTATTTTGACCTCCTGAATTTTTCCTGAAACGATTTGATGTTGATGATGTTTCCCATACATTCTTCGGGGACTCTGCCGTAGAAGATAATTGTTTCAGGCTGTAAGCGTTCAATCATTTCTTTGTAACCTTTCAAAAACAGTTCTTTTGATTCCGTACGGTTCTGCGTTCCAACACTTGATACGGCAACCGTACCACCCAAAGGCTCGCCGTCAAAACACCATTCAAAACTCTTTTCATCACTCCAACAAATTGTAGGTATCACCTCAATACCGTAGAGCTGTAAATATGCACCTATCCAATGTTTGCGATAGTGATTATAAATTTGCAACGCTGTCGGATAATCAGTGTAAAGACTGAAATCAGGCGACAACACACAATTAAAATTTTGTAGCTTTTCAATGTACCTGTCGGGTGTATTCCACAACCTCTGAAACTGGTAATCTTCCAAAAAGAAATGCACACCGCAGTTGTTCTGCTTACTGCTCAAAACTTCATTAAATCCGATAAAGTTGTTTTCTGTAATTTTTGTAGGCTCAATAATCGGGATGTCATATTCTCCTGCACCCTGAAAAATCGCTCTTGTGCTATTTTCGTAACCTGTACCGCATTTGTCTTTATACATCAATTTCACCTCACAACACAAAACCGCCCTCAAACGAGAGCGGTCTGTGCGATTTTTATCTTAGGAGAGTTTTACATATGTCCTGTTTGTCAAACTTTCATAATACCATTATACGCAGGGTAAGGGTGACATTCAATGACATTTCAAAATAATTTTACGAGAAATTGAACTTTTTTCGGAACGCCTGTAACGCTTCGCCGTGCAATCTCAGGGTATGCCTTACGCTCATTTCCATACTCTCGGCAATATCCTCCCACCTCTGACAATTTATGTAATACTCGGTCAAAATTGCAATGTAACGGTAATCGTCAAGTGCGTTGATTTTACTGCGGATTTCAGTTTTCAACCGCACAAGATTGTCAATTTCCCGATTGATTTCAGCCTGAAGGTCTGCAATCCTGTCCACAATCCGCATAGGGTCATTCACTCCCGATGTCTTAACAGGCTCGTTCTGCTTAACCGATACCTGTGCAATATTCAGCCTAAGTTTCGACAGCTCGTGTTCTTTCGTTTTGATCAGCTTATCCGAAACCCTGACCGAATATAAATAATCTTTAACCGTCAATCCACTTCACGCTCCTTATCCATTTTTGCACCGCAATAGGGACAATATGGATACAAATCAATGTCCTCGTAAAAAGTGAGAAAGTTGCCACACTCAGAACATAAATAATTTGCATAACCGACACCCTCGCTGTCATATTCCCAACTTCCGTGCTTAATCTCTTGCATATCACACACGGTTGCTTCGTTGGGTTTACTTCCGTCAACTTCGATAATACGCTTAACTGTTTCGGCATTTCGTTTTGAATTAAAGTATATCGTGTTTACACTACCGTCTGCGAACGGTATATCCAAAGCATAATCACCGGATACCTCACGGATTTTTAATTCTTTTTCAATCATTTTTCACTCTCCTTTAATTTTTCGGTTATTCTTTTGGTTAAGCCGTTTTCGTTGGTTAGGCATTCCAAGGCTTGGAGGGCATTGATTACGGTTTGCTCGTTGGTTTGGGACTGATACATCTTACGGACGAAGTCGGCGCTTTTCTTTACATTATCCATAATTCTTTGTGAGAGCATACGGTATTCGTCTGCGTTGTTTCTGTCACGCTTATACTCCGTTCTGAGCTTGTCCTGCCATTCAAGGCAGATGTTTATGTCCCAGCCTTTATGACGGTTGTTGTAGCCGACCTTTGCAAGCCTTGAAAAGTATTTATATTCGGGCGGAGGAAAGAATGAGTAATCAAGCTGACCGTCAATTGCTTTATCTTCAAGCTGTTCAAACACCTGCGGATTGTTAAAATCATATTTTTTCATATTACCTCCTGCGGAGGCTTGTGGTGGGTTTGGTGCGATTTTAAAGAACCCTTTCTATATATATATTAGTTTATTTTTCTTATACGAAAGGTTAGAAAAACCCGTAAACCCTCCTCAAGCTACCACACTAACAATCTTTATAAATTGAAATTCCGTTGAAATAATTGAAATTTCTTCCCTTTACTTTTTCAAATCGTTTGGCAAGTTCGGTGCTGAATTTGGTATTTGACATACAATATTCGTTGTTATCCCCTGCCCAGCTTGTATAGGCGGCATAGAGCGTGCTTGCCTGAACCGAACCCTCTAACACACATCTGTCCTCGATAAAGGCGGAAATGACATCCATTTCACGCTTGTACTCTCTCACGCTTTGAAGAACGGCAGACGGCATTTTCAAACCCTCTCTCTGCCAAAGAATACAGCCGTCGATACACCATTTGAAAATTGCGGTCATTTCGGCTTTGAGCTTATGCGTAAGGTTCTTATCAACCTTATCCTCGGGAATCTGAACATTGAACGGTATCATATGTATTCTTCGCCATATGCCCGTGTCGGTGCCTCTGATAATCGGTTTATGGTTTGTCGCCATCCACAGCTTAAACTCGGGCTTGAACTCAAATTCCTCGCTGTACAGCTTTCTTGCCGTTACGGTATCGTCACCCGTAAGCTGTTTGAGAAGTCCCTCATTAATTCGCACGCCCTCGTTCGGCTCAACCGAGGTGACAAGCCTTGCACCTTTTAACCGTGCAATATCGCTGTTTATGGCACTGCTCTGAGAGTTTCTTACCATAATAGTTTCAGGCTGAATGTTTGCGGCATAGTCGCCGAATACATCACGGATAACATCAATGAATGTACTCTTGCCGTTTCGTCCCGTGCCGTAAAGGAAGAATGCGCATTGCTCGGCTGTTGAGCCTGTCAGACTGTAACCGACCGCCTTTTGAATGTAGCGAATAAGCTCCTTATCGCCTGCAAAAATATCGTCAAGAAATGCAAGCCAACGGGGACACTCTGCCGTTTGAGAACAGTCAACCGAAGTAATCTTTGTAAAATAATATTCGGGATTATGCGCCCTCACTTCGCCGTTTTTTAGGTTGATTATTCCGCTTGGGGTGTTTAATGCCATACGGTATTTATCCATTTGTGCCGGAAGTACGGGGATATGGTGTTCAACCTCGTTGAGCATTGCTTTTTTTGATTTGTTGGAACGGCTTACTTTCATATGCTTTTCAAATGCTTTTGACATATCTCCGCCGTTCTCCTCATCAGCTTGCAAGTACAGCCTTGCTTCGGCTTTCATAGCCTCAACGCTTTTGTCTGCCATTCGCAAAACTACCCCGATATTGTCAACACACCACTTCATTGAATTGTAGTAATACCACTTTTTCTCGGTGTAACAATACCTTACATTATCGCCGAATAAATCAACGAACCTGTCGGCATTACCCATATCGTCAAAGGTGTAGGCACGCATTTTTTCTTCGTCAACCGCTTGAACAGCCTTGCCCTCACCGATTGAAATTGAATAATCGTTATGCTGTTTTGGGTTATAGGTCTGTGTACAGCCCGACACAGCCTTTTGCAAGGTTATAATGCCGTAGGTTGTACCCGACTGTTTTCTGTCCCACTTGTCACGCATTAAGCCTGATTGTCTGAAAATCGAATCCATTTTGTCGGTATCGCAACCGCACCAGAACGCAAGCATATTGCAAAAAGCCATATCCGCCTCGCTCTGTGACGAGTAAGCCGAAAAATCACCGCTGTACAGAGCCTTGAAAAGGCTTCCGTTCTTAGCGCTGCAGGCGATTCTGACAATATCGTCAACGGTGTTCGGATTGACCTCAATGTTACGGAGCTTAGGCTGTGGCTCTGTTGCCTTGCCGAGATATTTTGAATGCAGCGGCTTTATGCTTTCGGTGCAATCGTTTATGTACGCATATGCAGAGCAGTAATCTCCTGTCACTACGAAGAATCTGCCGTTTTCGTACATTTCAAAACCGCCCGAATCATTCTTCGCCTTTCTTCTGCCCTCGGGAAGAGTTCCCTTGCAGATTATGTGAACACCTGTCTTACTCTGCGAAAATTCGGTGTAGCTCTGCAAAGTGTTCACAAACTCGCTGATTATGTTGTCAGCTCCGCCGTTTTGGTAGTCCTGAATGTCATTCGGCATATCGTCAAGGTCAACACCGAAAAACGGTGAATTTGAGAACATAAAGCCTATACCCGAATATTTGGCAGATTCTCTGACTGCTGTTTCAAAGTCCGACCAAGTGTCCGAGTTATTCGGCATTGCAAAGCCACCCGTTCTTGGATTTATCGGCTTCTTTGAAATTCCGCTGTGTGATTTCGGATCTGGATATGACTGCCAGCACACCCAGTTTTTGTAACCTTTCAATTCCTCGGGAACTGCAAAATATTTATTTTTATTTGGGTTTAAATTTGTAAAGCCCATTTTTTCACCTCCATATATAAGGAAAAACACGGTGAAAATTGCACTGCTTTATGCAATTCCCGAAGAATTTTTTTAAAATCAGAACGGCAAATCATCGTCAATCGGCATATCAACAAAGCCCTGATTTGCTGTCTGTGCAGGTGCATAACTCTGCTGTGGCTGTGCATAGGTCTGAGCCGTTGAACTCTGCGACTGCTTAAAAGTATGCTTTACTGTCGGAAACTTAGTCGGATTGAGCCAGCTGACTTCTTCTCTTTTTTCGCCGTTCCATTCGCCGTGCTTAATCGTTACACGAACAGGCTTTTTAATGAGTTCTTCAAGGAACTGTTCAAGGCTGTCGTAATCCTTGCCGTCGGGAAGTCCTGCCGCTTTGCCGAGAGCCATAACCTGATTAAAACCGTAGCCCTTGACCTGCTTGTCGTTCTCGGTAGGTTCTCTGCGTTTCCACAAAGTGTGGAATATATGTCCGTTTTTGTACCCCTGCTCAACATCGTTTCGGATAATGAACGAAATGTTCAGGCAGGTTTTTTCCTCGCCTTTTGAATTTGTGTAGTCACGCTCCTCTGCCTTTGCTATAAGACACTCATAATCGCCCTCGGGTTTGAGTGAGTTAGACTGTGCCGCCTCACTCCAATTTGCTTTAAATCCCATAATTTTACTCCTTTGTAATTAACTCTATCGCCTCATCGGCACTTCTGCACACTCCTGCAACAGCACCGTTGAGTTTCATCATCTGTATAAATTTCTGTTGTTTTTCGGTTGGCTTGCCTTTGGGAGTTTTAACCTCGATAAAAACCGCCCTTCCGTCTGATTTTCTGACACCGAACAAATCCGAAAATCCGGGCGGAACTCCCGTATTGAAATATCTGCCGTCCTTTGTAAAGCCTGCACCTACATTTATACGGAAAATATCGCAGTACGGTGCAATTGCAATACGGATTTTGTTCTGAATTGCGTGTTCTTCTGTCAAGCTATCATACCTCTCTTTCGTGCCTGAAAATATGCCCAGCCTGTTTTGTAGCCGTGGCTTTTTGCGTATGCAAGCAAGTCCGCATAGCTGTGGCAATCATCGGGTGTGCTGAAATCAAGCTTGAATCCCTCAACCTTAATGAGCTTTGCGGTGGTATCGGTTTCAACGGTCCTTTCGGCTGTCGGGAAAACATAACCGCAATGCGGACACATGGCTTTCTGCCCTGCCGGCGGTGCTGAAAATGTAAAGAAACATTCGGGACATTGTCTGACCTTTTCCTCCTGCTCCTTTTCGATTTTTTTAACACTCAGCTTTTTGCGTTTTTCAAGCGTCCATTCTCGGTCGTCATCAGGCATTCCGTGCCTTGCATAGTTGCCCACATGGTCAATGATTACCGCCCTTTTGTTTGGCTTATAACGCATACACCGCATTGACTGCTGAATGTAAAGCGTAAGGCTGTGAGTAGGTCGGAGCAGAATTGTACATTCGCAGTCAGGCACATCAAAGCCCTCTGAAATCAAATCCACATTGCAGAGGATTGTAATTTTGCCGTTTCTGAAATCGGCTATAATCTGTTCTCTCTGTGCCTTCGGAGTTGCTCCGTCAATATGCTCGGCTGAAATTCCTGCGTCACGGAATGCCTTCGCTGTTGCAAGACTGTGCTTTACCGAGGAACAGTAACAGACGGCTTTCTTACCGTCTGCAAGCTGTTTGTAATATTTGATTACATCGCCGAATACCGTGTTTTTTATCATTGCCTTTTCAATGTCGGCGGTGACATACTCGCCCATTTTGGTGTGTAAACCCGTAAGGTCGGCAACACTCGGAGCATAGTAATCATACGGGGCAAGGCAGTTATGTTTGATGAGCCATTTTGTACTCACCCCGATTATGAGCTTGTCGTTGACATCGCCCAAACCGTCACCGTTTAATCGGACAGGTGTTGCGGTGACGCCAACCCTCGGAACATCCGAAAAATGTTCGTAAATGCGTTTGTAGCTTTGTGCAAGGCTGTGATGATTTTCGTCTGTGATGATAAGTGCGGGTTTTGGCAGTTTTTTCAATCTTCGTGTAAAGGTCTGTACCATACCGATTTGGCACAAATCCATAAGCACACCCCAGCGGACAAAGGTTCTGAATATTTGGTCAACAAGCTCTCTCCTGTGAACAAGGAACAGCACCCGTTTCCCGTTCCAAGTTGTTCGTCTTGCAATTTCTGCAACAATGCAGGACTTTCCGCCACCGCACCCAAGGACAATGCAAGGGGCTTTGTAACCCTCTCGCCAAGCCTGTCTTACCTGTTCAACAAGGTCATTCTGATACGGTCGAAGTTGCATTGTCTGCACCCTCTCTCTGCTTTTCCTGTTTCTTCTGCTTTATCAGCTTTGCAACACACTGCATACAGAGTTGTCTGCCGTAATTTTTTGTTGTGCCGTCAATGATCTGTTTAACGGTGCGTTTGCCGTCCGAAAGTATCGGTGCTTTGCACTCATCACAATACTGTTCGGGTTGCATTGAATAGTATGTTCTCAATGCTTCATCAACAATTTTAAGGTCATTTGATATGTACATTGAATCAAACAAGCCTATCGGACTTTTACAGGTATCGTTACCGTCCGTTTGTGTTGCAAAAAGATACTTGCCGTCAACGACAACAGTTTTTAAAACCGTGGTAAACATTCCCTCGACCGAGATTTTTTCGTCAAGCAACTTGCCGATTGTTTTAGCTTTCTGTCTGCCGTTTTCGTCGGTTTCAATATGGCTGAGAAAATAAACAATCGTGTCATTCGGGAGAGTTTCGACCTCTTTTACAAGCTCCCAAAAATTTTTACCGATATCGGTAAACTTCTGAAAGCCTGTTTCCTTGGCTCTTCTCATATACTCGTTAGCCATGAGATACTGTGCGTCATCAACTGCAATTGACTTGCATTTCTGCTTTTTGATAAAGTCCTCAATATCAATGTAGTTGTCGGAATTGATTGAAGAAGTGAATTTGGTCCTGAACGGAAGTGATTTTCCATTTACATTCACAAGAGCAAGTTCATTTGCTTTGAAATTTCTTAAAGAGGCAGATTTTCCGCTGCCTGAATATCCTAAAACCAATATAGGTAATCCCATAAATAACACCTCACTTAATACTTAACGACTGCTTGGCTTCCATATGTACGAAGGGGATTTCTTCGCCCTTTTTGCAGAGAGCCTTGACATCATTCTTTTTTACTTCGGGCATACTGTACTTTAAGAGGTGATCAAGGTTGTGCTCCTCCGCCCACTCAACAAATGAAATTTCATCATCAACAACAAGGCTCGGAGCGTTCTTTTTAAGCGACATAACCGCTCTCGGCATATCAATCTTCTGTCTGCCGAGTGCCTGCATTGACTTAAACAGATAGGTTTTAAGACTCTCCGCCTGTTTTTCTTTTTGTGACTGTCTTTTTGCAATTGCCGCCTTTTCGGCTTTAAGCATTTTAGCCTCGGCAAGAAGCTGTTTATAGTAGATTGCAATGCTCTCAGCTTTCTCGTCAAATTCGCCCTCAATACCAGTGAGAGTATCGAACCACGCTGTCAACATCTTGTTGCGGTATGCGTCCACATTGGCAATAATGTTGCCGTCATCATCAATCGGCATTCCGTCTGCATTCGTATCGGGTTCCCATTCACTGATTGCATCGTACTGACTGAATAAATCCGAGAACATCTCGGTAAGCTCATAAAGTTTCATTTTCGTTTCTCCTTAAAGATTTGTGTTCTGTATGGCAAGTGCATTGATAAGATGTTCAACCTTGCCTTTGAAAAATTCCTTGTCCTGTGACTGCTTGGCGAAATCGAGCATACGGACAAAGCTGTCATATGCAATTGAAAAGTATGCCTTAAAGACATCCTTGTCATCTGATGAACCGTCGGCAGTCTGAACATTTTTCAGCCTTTCTTCATACTCCTCTTTCTGTTTGCGAAGAGCCTCCTGCTTTTCATCCTCCAGCTGTTTTCTGACTATTTTTTCGTTATTGCGATACTCTTCTTCGAGTTCGTCATAATGCTTAATGTTCTCCCTTTCCAAAGCCTTAATCGTTTCATTAAGTCTGCGTTCATTGTCGCTCGGCTCTGCAACGGCGACTTCGATAGGACGGTTTTCAAGCTCCTGAACTTTATTCGTCAGCTTGAAATTTTTGTTCTTTTCCTCTGCAAGCTGATTCTCGATATTGCGATAGCTTTCTTTTGAAGTGTCCGCCTGCTGTTTGTAATAGTCAGCGTCTTTCTTAGCGTTATTGAGCTGTCTGCAATAGTCAATGCTCTTGTCGGTTGCCTCCTGCTTTTCGTCCTTCAGCCTGTCAATCTCTGCCTTTAACTGCTTGACCGTTGTGTTTTCAAGGTCAAGCTTTTCGGCGATTTCAGCCTGTTCGGGTTCGCTTATGGTAGCAAGAAGAGCAAGTTTTGTCATTCCAATTTGTCCAATCGATTGGACATTTTCAGGATTTATTTTTTCTACAATAGAAATGTAGTTATATGCGTTACTGCGTTTCATGCCTACTTCATTCTCGCAATAGTCCTCAAAGTTCTGATATCCAAGCTCCTTGTACAGCTTGTTGTCACGCATTGTTTTAAGCCCGTTGCACATATCCCATATGTTCTGCTGTGCAAGGTTAGCGCTGACAATTATCTTCTGATGCAGTTCAATTGCCTGTTTATGCTGTTCGCTTACTGTTATTTCTGACATTTTTCAACCTTTCTTCTTGATTTTTTGAGTAAGAAAGGATATAATCAAATTTGTGATATTTGTTATATCCTTGCTATCCGTTGAGGCTTTGCAGAGCTTCAGCGGATTTTTCTTTGCAATTGCAATTAATATTTAACATTGATATAATCCAACACCCTTGCCCAGCCGTATCTTTCGCCTGTTTTATCATCTGTGCAGCAGTTATACATCCAATACTCCCACTCTTTAGGATTTTGCTCTTTAAGTAAGTCAAATCTATGAGGGCGCTTTTCCAAGTGCAAACCAAATCCGCACATTGAGCAACCTGTTCTTTGAGCTTTGGTTGTGTACAAAGTACCATCTTCTTGCCTCTCGATTTTTCCATATATTTCGGGAACAGGAACATTTAAATCAAGAGCAAGTTGCAAAATGTCCTGTCTGTTAAAAATCGCAAACGGTGCTGATCTGATTGTAGATTTACCAAAATAATTACAACCATTTATCATTAAGGATTTAGCTCTTCTTCCGCCTTCGGAAGCCATCAAGCCAAGATAAGGCACGCTGTTATGTTCTTTTGCCCAAGTGTTACAAGGCTTTTCTTTTAGATAATAGCAGCATTTTGATGACACTTTGAAATTTGGAATTTGGTAATTTGTACCCTCTTCATTGTTCGCATAACCGCCGAACTTTTCAAGCCATTTTTGCGACATTTTCATACGACTGTTTTTTTGATAACCGCCATAGGCCCCTGTTTCGCCTGTTACAATAGCGTGTCGAACAGTTTTGTTTTTTTCGGTCGGATTTGCAAGTAATTCAATCTTGGCGGCAATTTCTTTTGATAAGACAGGAAATCCAAACTCCTGAATTATATCCTGTTTAGTCCAGCGGTGTTCTTTTCCTGCACTGTCAACATACCGAACTGATGGCTTTAACCTTTCAATTCCGAGCTCTTTATGTATTTTTTGAATACTCGAATCTTCAAGATAAGAAACGCTGATTCCTGTGGCATGGATTCCGATCGACTTTAAAAAGATAAATAATGTAATGCTATCAAGACCGCCGACCGAAACGTGATAGTTTAATTCTCGTCTATCGCATTCTTCAGCAAATTCTCTCGCTCTGATAGTTGCATACTTAACTTTAAATTCATAATCCTGTTTTTGCTTAACAATGAAATCAGAGATTTTTCTCTGTCCGTCAATTCTTTCCATTCGTTCAAAAACATTTTCTTTCATTTCTTCACCCCCACACATTCAAAATTGAATACTTCGGATTCAGGCGTTTCAAGGGCTTTGAGCTTGCGGACCAGTTCTGCGTTTTTCGCTCTTTCGGCAACATATAAGGCTGTCACCTTGTTAAGCTTTGCTTTTGTTTTTTCAAGACGGCTGTTCGCAATGTCACGCTCCTGCTCGGTGCTTGCAAGACTTTTTTGCGTGTATTTAAGCTGGTCTTTGCTGTCACGGTACTTTTTTCTAAGCGACCTTTTTGTTTCTAAATCTTTAAATGCCATTTGTTACACTCCTTTCAACGGGTTTGAACCGAGAATATAATTGAGAAACGGTATTCTCGGAATACGGATAGATGTGCCGACTACAATTACATTGAATCCCAATTTTTCGGGTTCGTCCTTTGCCTGTTCACGCAAGTTTTGCGGAGCAACTCCAATAGCCTTTGCGGCGTCCTCAGAAAGCAGATAGACATCACTGCTATCCATAATTTCTTTGATTTTTTTGTTCATCTGAACTGTGTCCATACTTTTCGCCTCCTATTTTTCGTTGGTAATTTTGTCTGAAACGATTTCAACTGATTCAACATCAGCAACGCTGAGAGCCAGTTTGAGCAGTACAACCTCGCCGACCGTTCGTGTTATCTGATAGCTTGTAACATACGGAATTTCTGTTCCGTCAATTTCAAGAAGGAACTTGTCCTTTGTGTCAATAAGTTTAAGTTTTGCCATTTTCTCACCTGCTTTTCGATATTTTATTGCTTTACACGACCTTAAATGTTATGATTAACTATGAAAGGAGGCATAAATATGAATGATATTTTATCGTGGTTGACTTTAATAATATCCGCAGTTTCAACCTTATGCACTTTGGTTCTGTCTTGGATATTATTTAAAAAGGAACAGAACAAAACCTATCTGAAAGAACGATATGAATTAGTGATTTTCCCCATATTCAACCTGCTTGAAGAACATTTGTACAAAAAGGAAATTACTTTTGAAATTAAACAAGCCGTTGAAAAATGCGAAGATATTATTGCCGATAATAAACTTATCGCTGGCGGAAAACTCAGCTATGTATTTTCTCTTCCATTAGATAAAATTAACTTTCAAAGCATTTCAAAATTAGTCGACAAAGAATATGACGATTGTTGTTCTGCTTTAGGAATTCCTTTAAGACCGTTAGATAAAAAGATGTATACATACAAAACACGAAACATAAAAGTTTTGATATTAGGAATTACTAAATATTCAATGCCATTTATTGCAATTTCACTATTATCAGCAATTTTGATTGCATTATTTGAATACTTCTTTCTTAAAGGATAACCTCTGCTTTGATAAGCATTGCTGTAATCAGCAGAAATAAGATAATTGCGTTGAGAATAAACACTACAAACATTAAAAACTTGTTCAATTTTCATTCTCCTTTGCCCACTTAATCAGATCCATAATTTGAGCGTCGTGCTTATCAAGGTAGCTGTCTATTGTTTTATACAAATGGGCGGCTACTATTTTTATTGCTAATACTGCTGAAACAAAAGCTGTGCAAAGCATTAGCAGTCCTAAAATTATTATTACTTCCGTCTTTCTTCACCTATTTTCAGCTAAGTCCGTTTAATGGGACTGCGATTGTGGTATTATTGATTGTATTGCAAATATCTTTTGCGAATGTTATAATCGAGCAAAGGAGCTGATTATATGTGGGTAATAATTAGTGGTATTTTAGGCATTGCAGGCTTTTTAATATCTTTAATAAACCTGATTAACTATTTTGTTTCGCACAAAGTGAATTTGGAAATCACAATGCTTGAATACGCATACAAATTAGGCGTGCAGGGAAAGAAAAGACTTTTCATTCATTATAAACTTAACAATAAATCGCAACTGCCTATTTCTGTTACCGACATTCAATTAGTTCTGAACGGCATAGAGTACACCGAAGATTACAACACCCACGAAGTTAATTCTTATCATCACAAGGCAAAAGGTGTTGATGAGTATGTTCCGACATACAATGAACATCTGCCTATCAATCTTGAGTGCCTACATTCTCATTCGGGTTACCTCGTTTTTGTAATTCCTGAAGATAATTCTCCAAATCTCGATAAAGGTCTGACTTTTCAAATTCGCACCAATCGGAATAAGGAAGTACAAAAGAAAGTGTCATTGAATGAGGTGGTAACGCTCCGCTCCACTCTACCTTATCAAAAGTATAAAAATCTTTTTCTAAAGGATAAGGCGGAACATAAGGTGCACTGACAGTCTTGTTGACTGTTGGTGCTTTTTCTATGTTGAATAAATTATTAAAAAATCCCATTTTCTCACCCCCTTAATATAATAGTTGCATTTATGCGACAAACTGACTAAAAAAAATAGCCTGTGCCTCATCACCTGTTAATCCGAGAATTTGTGTGATAGCGTCTGCCTGCTTAATGGTAAAATCCTCACCACCGTTAGAAAGTTTACGATACATCGTACTTTTGTCGATACCGATACTTTCAGCAACCTTTTCAGGGGTTAATCTTTTCTCCTTGATAGCCCCTTTCAGCTTATCAACATTAGTCAATTTTATCACCTCCAGTTTTTATTGTGTTGCATTTCTGCGACAACTATATGATACCACCCTTGTAAGTTATTGTCAATATATTTTTCGCATTTTTGCAAAATTATTTTTATTTTTTCAAAAAGTAGTTGCATTTTTGCAACCGTTATGTTATAATACTGTACAGTAAAGGAACGGTGGCGGCTGTTTCGACTCCCTTGAGAAAGGGGGTGATTGCGTGGAATACATAGCTGTGATAGTAATTTTCACATTTTTTATTGTGTTCACCATAAAGAAATAACCGCCCTGTACTGCAATACAAGACGGTTATAAAAAATAATTAGTTTTTGAATAGCGGAACAGCTAAAGCCGTTCCCTTACTACCATTATAATACAACTTATTTTGCATTATGTCAATAACAATATATTGAAAAAAGGTGTTACTTATGACAATCGGCGAACGCATTAAAAAATTGCGAGAAGAAAAAAATATAACTGTTGATAAACTTGCCGAGCTGATAGGAAAGAACAGAGCTACAATATACAGATATGAAAGCAGCGAGATTGAAAAGTTACCAACAAGCGTATTAGAACCGCTTTGTAAAGCTTTAGGAACTACTCCTGCGTATATTATGGGTTGGGACGATAAAACACCGGAACAAGCAACCCCCCTTCCGCAAACAAATGTATTTATGCGACCGGTATATGACAGCATTTCGGCAGGGTTCGGAGTGATAGCTCAGGATGTGCCTGTTGACTATATGCCTACATACATCACCTGCCCCTCAGAACAGGATAAATATATATGGATAAATGTTCACGGTGATTCTATGAGCCCTCTGATTGATGACGGCAGTAAAATTCTTATTAAAAAGCAAACTTCCGTTGACAGCGGTCAGATTGCCGCAGTCCTCGTTGACGATGAAGAGGCTGTTGTTAAAAAGGTCCTTTACAACGATAACACCGTTGAGTTGCATTCAGTCAACCCCTACTATCCCCCACGAGTGTTCAAAAATAACGACGTCACCCGTGTTCAAATCCTCGGTCTTGTAAAAGAAGTAAGTAAGGCTCTGCAGTGAGCCCCATACACCGACAGCCACGATCTGCCGATTAAATAGGATAAATGAAAAAGACCGCCCTAAAATAGGAAATCAATTTCCCATTTTGGGGTGATAAAGCGAAAATGTTTACTCGAGTAAACAAAATAAGTCAGCGAAAATGTCCACTCGAATGGACAAAACAAATTCTGAAAATGTGCAATCGATTGCACAAATTGGAATGATAAAGCGAAAAGCTGTTTTACTGTAACAGTTAAATTTGTAAAAATATATTGATTTTGTGAATTTGTCGGTGTATAATTATATTCAATTCGTAAAAACAGCCTATTTTTACGAATTGCTTTTCTGATATATGCGTATAATTGTTAAATTACGGCATATAATACTTATTGGAGAGGTGATACATTTGGGGTATAAATCTTTAGATAAGCTGTTTTATTCTGACAAAGAAAATTATGAAAAAATTTACAACGAAAGGTATAAAAGCGAATACGCAGTACACTTAGATTTTCTGATACACGATAACCCTGCTTTTTTTGTGATGATACCCGAATTTATTACGAAAATTCGTGACATTTATAAAACCGATAAGCAAATCAAAGCTTTAAGGGATTCATTACCCGAAAAAGCAATTGACCATTTCGCTATCAGATGTTTGGTTGATGAAATTGTAAAGACAAATGATATTGAAGGTGTTTACAGCTCAAGAAGAGAAATTAACAGTGTCTTGTCAGAACTGGAAACAAAGAGCCACGGGAAGCGTTTTATGGGGCTTGTGCAAAAATATCTTATGTTGCAAAAAAATGAAACTATGTCCTTTGACACCTGCGAAGATATCCGCAACCTGTACAATGATTTAGTATATTTTGAAATCGAAGAAGATAACCCGTCTGATTTGCCTGACGGTAAAATCTTCAGAAAAGATTCAACAAGCGTCCTCAGTGCAACGCAAAAAGAACTTCACAGAGGAGTTAATCCCGAAGGAAAAATTATAGAGTGTATGAATAAAGCGTTGGCAATACTTAATGACAAAAGCATTGAGTGTGTTTTCAGAATATCAATTTTTCATTACCTCTTTGGTTACATTCATCCTTTCTATGACGGCAACGGAAGAACATCCCGTTTCATCAGCAGTTACTTGTTGTCAAAAGAATTTGAATCAATTATCGGTTACAGAATGTCTTATTCTATTAAAGAGAACATAAACGATTACTACAAGGCATTCAAGGTGTGTAATGACCCGAAAAACAAGGGAGATTTAACTCCTTTTATAATTATGTTTACCGATATTATTGATGATTCGTTGCACAAGTTGGTGTACGCTTTGGAGAAAAGATTAGAGCAACTGACACATTACGGAAAGTGCATTATCTTTCTGCCTAAAGGCGCCGACGAAAAATATAGTGATCTGTATTTTTTGCTTATTCAGGCAAGTTTGTTTTCCGAAAGCGGAATAAGCACAAAGGAACTAATGGATGTTATGAAATTAAGCAGAAGTACAGTTACAAACAGGTTAAACACCCTGTCCGATTACGGTTTAATAATCAAAAAAACTTTAGGCAATATCCGTTGCTACAGTCTCGACATAGATAAAATAGATACAATAATGGAAGAGAAAAATAAATAAAAAAAACCGCCCTGACCTGTTGGCGCAAGTCGGAGCGGAAACCACCACACAGGGTGCAGTGATACTACTAAAAGCAATAATATTGTATCACACTCCCCTGAATTTTTCAAGTTTTGAATATCAGGGGATTTTTGCACCCTTTTTTAAGCAAAAGGAGTGTATAAAATGAAACTGCCTAACGGCTACGGCTCTGTTTATAAGCTGAGCGGAAACAGGCGCAATCCGTGGGTTGCCTGCGTGACAATAGGCTACAACAAAGAAACACGCAATCAGGAACGCAGAGTTATAGGCTACTTTCCCAACAAGCCGAAAGCTCTGAACGCTCTTGCTGATTACAATCAAAACCCGTTTGATGTTGATTCGGCAAGACGCACTTTTTCAGAAATTCATGAACTTTGGTACAAGGAGTTCATCACCGAAGACACAAATCCGAACACCAAAAGACAGTATAATGCGGCATACAAACAATGCTCAATATTATACAATCGCAAGATGTCCGATATAAAAATCATTGATATGCAACGAGTTCTCGATAACTGCCACAACGGTTATCAATCGGTTAGGCGAATTAAAATTCTGTTGAACAAAATCTACGAATACTGCATATTTCACGATATACTCCATAACAATCTTGCAGAAGAATTGAAAATCAATGCCAAGTCAGATGAAACAAAACGAGCACGCAGGGAGTTTTCGGAAAGCGAAATAAATCTTTTGTGGGAATATTCAAATCTTGATTCGGTAAAAATAGTGCTTATGCTGATTTATTCGGGAGTGCGTGTGTCTGAACTTCTCAATCTGAAAATTTCAAATGTAAACCTTGACGAACAGACTTTCTTTGTTGAAAGTTCAAAAACCGATTCAGGTGTACGAACCGTGCCTATAGCAGACAAAGTATTGCCGTTTTGGCAGAAATTCATCAGCGATTCTCAATGTGGATATGTTCTGAATAATACCAATGGCAAGCCGCTGAAATACGATAACTTTAAACGCAACTACTGGACACCTCTGCAAAACGATTTAGGTTTAGACCACACCATACACGAAACAAGACACACCTGCATTTCAATGCTTGTATCGGCAAATGTGAACCACACAATCATCAAAAAAATAGTCGGTCACAAGTCGAAAATGGACTTGACCGAAAAGGTTTACACCCACATAAACCCAAAAGAATTAGTGAACGCAATCAACAAAATATAGTCTTATATTATCCTGAATTGTTCATAATTATGTTTCGTAGCTTACATATAGCTAACAAAATCCCCCATTTTCCCCATTCCTATCCCCCTTGCAAGTTACCTGCACCAACAGCCGTTTCTTATGCAGGGACGGCTGTTTTGTACCACATTTTCGGTCTGTTTTATGGTGATTTTTAAAATATTTGAATTAATTTTGAATAAAAAGCGAAAATTATGTTGACAAATCCGAAAATATGGTATATAATAATCAAGCTGTTGTTATTAAACAACATTTCGAGGTGTAGCTCAGTTTGGTAGAGTGCTTGGTTTGGGACCAAGATGCCGCAGGTTCAAGTCCTGTCACCTCGACCAAAAACGGTGGTTTTTCAACCACCGTTTATTTTTTGCCAAATTTTCTTAAAGTACTCTAAAATGGCTTAAACACTGGGGTTATGAGCTGTTGCTCAGTTAATTTGAGTAAATTTGAAAACACTTGAATTAAGATAAAGTGCTGTCAAAATTGCTGTCAATCGCAGTCAAAAGTGCTGTCAAAAACGCAGTCAGTAAGCGGCTTAATGAACACTCAAAATTTCAAAAGTGCAGTCATTTTTAAAAATTGCACGCAAAATACTAAAAACAGCCTAAATTTGCTTATCGTTTGTCCGACTGAAAAAATATTTTTGGAGGTCAACATTATGACAAATACTAAAATTACTTACTCTCAACAAGGCGACTATCTTTTACCAGACCTAAAACTCCCCCAACAATCGAAATGCGAAATCGGCGTTTTCGGACTGCGGCATAAAAATTATTTGCTCCGATACCACAAGATAAGATATTATAATCTGCTGACTTCAGGCAAACTTGTGGAGTATCTATCCGATATTGATAATCAGGCGAATGAACTGTTTACAACGCTTATAAAGCAACTATCCGAAAAAGAAAATGTGACCGAACAGCTAAAAGCTGAAAACCAAGCAGAATGGATACGCAGGATGAACTCAATCCGCAACAGAGCATTGGAAATTGTCAACAAAGAATTGATTTACAAATAAGCCAATATAAATCGTCATAATTTGAAATGTCATAAAATTATCAACTTACTTCTATTGAAAAGTCATTGATATTGTGCTATAATTCTATTGAAAAGTCAGATTTGAGGTGATTGCGTGTTATTCCGAAAGATTGAAACGTTGATAGAAGAACATTTGAAAAGCGATTCCAAGAAGATTTTGCTGATTGACGGAGCTCGTCAGGTCGGCAAAACATACATCATCCGTTATGTGGGGCAAAAGTTGTTTGAAAACTTTATTGAGCTGAATATGGTGGAGGATTCGCTGGGTGAACGCCTTTTCGCCGAGGTAAAGACTGTTGACGATTTTTATCTTCAGGTCAGTATGCTTGCGGGTAATAAGATGAAACAGAAAGAAAATACGCTGATTTTTATTGATGAAATTCAGGCGTATCCTCATCTGCTCACGCTTTTGAAATTTCTTTCTCAAGACGGAAAGTTTACCTTTATTGCAAGCGGCTCACTGCTGGGTGTCACATTGTCGCAGACGACCTCAATCCCTATGGGTAGCATCCGCAAGGTACGGATGTTTCCGCTGGATTTTGAAGAATTCCTCTATGCAAACGGACTTAATGAATTTGCCATATCGGCAATGCGTAAAAAGTTTGAGTGTGAAGAATCACTTGATGAGCCTACACACAATAAAATGATGGACTTGTTCCGAAAGTATTTGCTTGTGGGCGGTCTTCCGGACGCTGTGAACTCGTATCTGAATGACCATAACATTCAGCTTGTCCGTGACATTCAAAGCGAAATTCACGACTATTATGCCGCTGACGCTTCCAAGTATGACGAGGAGAAAAAACTGAAAATCCGGCGCATTTATGACCTTATTCCGTCCAATATGGAAAACAAGAAAAAGCGTGTGGTGGCGCAAAACATTGAAAATAAAAGAGGCAAAACATTCGGCGATTACAGCGATGAATTCGAGTACCTCATAAGTGCCGGTATTGCTCTGAATGTTCAGGCAATCTCCAATCCGGTTTTTCCGCTGATTGAATCCACCGGAAAAAACCTGCTGAAGCTGTATCTGAACGATGTGGGAATTCTCACGGGAATTTTGTACGGAAACAATATCCGTGCTGTTTTAGATGATGAAAAGAGCGTTAATCTCGGTTCAGTCTATGAAAGCGTTGTCGCTAGCGAGCTAATTGCTCACGGCTATAAGCTGTTCTATTACGATAACCGCAGTAAGGGTGAGGTTGACTATCTTATTGATGATTACAACAGCCTGTCCGCCGTGCCTATAGAGGTAAAGTCCGGCAAGGATTACACTGTTCACAGTGCGCTGAACACCTTTGTTCAGAATGAGGATTATCATATCAAAAAGGCTTATGTCCTCTCCAATGAAAGAACCGTCACGCACAACGGAAAGATAACATATCTGCCAATTTATTACATTATGTTTTTTCAAAACACACCTAATACAAAAGATTTGAATTTTTAAAATTCAAAGTAACAAAAACCTCCTTTGTGATGCAGTAACCGCACCCAAGGAGGTTTTATAATGCAAACATTATTTGAATAAATGAATATAGCATACATAGTACAATACAATTATAGCTCATAAATATATCTCTGCACCAATGGCGAAAAAGCGGATGACCACCAATATTCAAAAACAAGTAACCGAAGTGGAAAATTAAGAGGTAGTGTTAGTTTGAAGAAACGCTTTCTATATCGCACCAACAGTGTTCGATTATCCAATATGCTTTTTTGCAAAAACTGACTTCTCAAGGAAAATGTACTGTCTCAGCAGATTAAGGTTATGCTTAAATGCTTGAAACAACAACAGACACAGCGAACAAACTCACGTGCCTTTTACTATTTTGAAATAATCTGAATAATAGAATATCGTTTTACAAAACAATCATTAGTTTTGCTCATCTGGTATTCCTAATATGTTATTATATATTAGTTTTGATAAAAATTCAGTTCTACTTACGGGATTGAAAGTCTTTCCCTTATATCTTTGCACAAAACCTTTTGGACACATTAGAGCCGATTCGTTATAAATATTGTATTTGTCCTCAAGAGACTTATTTTTACACCGTCTGTTTAAATTCTCTTCCAATAAAAATAAATTTCCTATTTGTGCATTTTCTATTCCATTAGAATCAGGTAAAATGTGTTCTATAGTAACTTCCAAATTAACATCACGGTTTGAAATGTATTTCTCAATTAAATTCAAAACAAGTTGACAACAATCTTTGCATTTTGAATCACTATATATTGGCCAACAGTGTGAATAGCCAATGTTTTTAAAGCTATTAGTAAAAGCTTCTAAAGTTGGTAATTTACTACGCATATTTTTGAGAAATTCCTCAAGATTATCATCTGAGAAATTTGTTTCTAATACATAAGCATATTTGTAAACTGTATCGCTTAGCATATTTGAATTTTCTTGCCCGATTATTTTATAACAAATATAAAAGTTGTATATAAAATTTAAAATCTCGAGGTATCTATTTTCGCTTATTATTTCTAAAGATAATAGATGTCTTAAACTTAATAGGAGTGGACGAAAAACCACAACTCGTTTTGTTTTGAAAAACATAAATACTTCTTTTTCCTTAGGCAAGCAATTAGTTTGGTTAATGAACGCAGTATAGTAATCAGATTTTAATTTTATATCATCTAATAGTTTGTCAACATTCCTACCACGGGTAGCATTTTGCAATGATTTATATACACTTATTGATTGCTTTTTATCGTTATTGTAATTGTATTTATGAAGAGCATAGTGTCTTAAGAAGTCATCAATGCTACTGCCTAAATTATTTTCAATCTCTTCCCAAATGCGTTTGGCATCATCTCTTCTTTCTTTAGGCTGAAGATATCTCATTATGTAGTTTTTCAGCAGTTCGTGATCTTCCAGATCTAAACCACGGGCATTAAGTATTTCAAATATAGTATAGGAATCCTCATCTGTAGAAGAAATAATATTAACATATCCTATTCCGATCAATGCATCTCGTGTAGCGAGCAATTTTTCATCATCTAAATTTTGAAGCTTTCCTGCAAAAAATTTGAAAGCATTTATTATGGATTTGTCTTTTGCTTGGGAAACGGTGCACAGGTTGGCAAATGCCGTAATACTATATGAGGATAAATCTTTCTGTGAACAATCTTTCAATTTATTTACTATTTTTGGCAAAGATAGATGATATTCAGGATAAACAATTTCTCTATCTTTTGCTTTTATATCTTTTGCAATGAGATACTTTAATGTACCATTAAAATCGTCTAACATTCCTCTTTTTTTTAGCATAAACATAATAGAAGCAAGAAAAATTGTGAGTGTTAAAATTCTTTGCTGACCGTCAATTATTGTGTATTTTTGTAAACCTTCATCTTTTCCTTCATCTTTTAGAACAATACTTCCTATAAAGTGGGATTGTGAAATACCATCCACTACTAATTCAACATCGTCATATATGTCTGCCCAGTTTTGTGTGTTCCAAACATATCTACGCTGATTCCTTGGTATACAGTAAATAGCGTCATTTAGTAATTTATCTACTGATTTTTCTTTTGCTTCAAAAGACATTTTTATACTCCTTTGTTTTTAAATATGATTTATTTCGAGAGATACTGGTGCTAAAAAATAACTCGTGTTTTATTAACATTGTTTTAGCTTTTCGCATAGCGGCAGGATTTCTTCCAGCTTGGCAACGATGCGCTTTTGCTCGGCAAGGTGTGGGAGAGGTAGTAAACTGGTTGCTAAATAGTCCTTATGGATACGCTGCTGACCAGCTGTTCCAGTGAATGACTTGACACCGTTGGCAATAAAGTATTCAGTTTTAAAGAACCACAGCAAGTACTCTCTAAGAACAGTATTGTTGATAACTCTAACAATCGATAATTCTGTTGTTCCTGCTCCATATCCGTTAATCAAATCTCGAAACACAACTGATTTTCTATTTTGAAAGCACGGTGTGATTTTTGCTATGCCAATATCTCCATTAGCAAAATGTGTAAAGCCCTTTTTTATTGCTCCCCATTTTTTAACTTCAAAAGTATGAGTATTCCTAAATCCATCTGACACACAGGACATAGGAACAAACGAAGTATCAATATTGTTATCTATATCATTTTTAGGGTTGAGTGTAACAATTTGCGCAACACGCACCCACTTCCAGCTCTCCGGAATATCAAACGGAATCTCATCCTCTGTAATTTCCGGCAGGGGTTTTTCTTTTTTGATTTTGCCCGCTTTAATAAGTTTCTGCTTTTCTGCCTGAATCTGCTTATACAGTTCTTCGGCGGTGCCTTCTTCGGGGCGCTGTTCAACCAGTTTTCCCTGAATAGCCATTTGAAGAATTGATTTCTGCATATCCGCAGGGAAACGCTTGTTTAAGTCCTCCAGCCTGTTCCATGCCTTTTCATAGCGGTCGATATACGGCAACAGTTCCTCAATCTTCGCTACAATGCGCTGTTGCTCGGCAAGAGGTGGGAGTGGAATCAACTTTGGAGAAATCATAGGTACTGTAAGCTGTTTTACAGCAGAACCTATACCATATTCAGCAAAGGCTTGGATTGCCACTTTGATATATTCTAAATAAGTATGTTCAAGCGGGATAATAACAAGGAGCCTGACAATTGGCAAAAAAGGTTCAGTTCTTATCTCTGCATATCCTATTGTGCCTCTACCAGAAACCGTTAAACTTCGTTCTAAAATTTCAGCCTTATTGGTATATCCATATATGCCTTTGTTAGTTTCACCGTTTGATATTACAGGAACTGTATATTCTGTTGACTTGTTTTTTGAAAAAGCACTTGGTTTGTCACCGCCGGCAGAAATACTCTTAACAATGGTGCCTAACCTTACCCATATCCAATTCTCCGGAATATCAAACGGAATTTCATCCACCGTAATCTCCGGCAAGGACTTTCCTTTTTTTATTTTTCCATCTTTAATAAGTTTCTGCTTTTCTGCCTGAATCTGCTTATACAGTTCTTCGCCTGAGCCTTCTTCTGGGCGTTGTTCTACCAACTTTCCCTGAATAGCCAATTGTAAAATACTTGCTTTCAATTCCTGCGGCGTCATTTCTGACCACCTCCGAGAATGGCGGTTATGTCAGCCAGCACACGGTCAATTTCTGCGTTCAGCGACGCCCGTTCCTCCTGATAACGCTGAATAAGATCCATTGGATCAAGTATTTCTTCTTCAATATGGGGATAACCACAAAGGTCAAGGTTATAATTCGTAATTACTAAACCATTGGAATCTCTTAACTCAATATCACCATTTTCTGTTTTGTAAGCAGTATATTTTTTAGCTTTGTCAAAACCGTCTATGCTGATTTCCTGACGGTTGTTCCACCACCCGATAACAGGCTCAAAATGCTCCAGCTTCATCGGTTTGGTTTTTGAGAAATGCTTATATCCCTCGGGCATATCAAGACGGTAAAACCAGGTTTCTTCGGTAGGCTTGGTGCGGTCAAAGAACAGAATGTTGGTAGTGATAGATGTATATGGAGCAAAAACACTGCTCGGCATACGCACAACGGTATGCAGATTAAATTCGGATAGCAGTTTCTTTTTTATATTTATCTTCGCATTATCTGTGCCGAACAGAAAGCCGTCAGGCAGGATAACAGCGGCACGACCGTTCTTTTTAAGGCGGTACATAATCACCGACATAAAGAGGTCGGCGGTTTCACTGCTTGCAAGGTCAGAGGGAAAATGATTTTTTACTTCTGCCTTTTCCGAGCCGCCGTAAGGAGGATTCATCAGAATAACGTCAAACTGATCGTCCTCGGTGTAGTCCAATACATCGTGGAGCAAGGAGTTCGAGTGGAAAACCTGCGGAACATCAAGATCGTGCAAAAGCATATTTGTAATGCAGAGCATATACGGAAACTGCTTTTTCTCGATACCGTAGATAGAATTATTGTATTTTTCTTTATCCTCGGTGGTTGTGACTTGCTTGTCCAGTTCTTTCAGCCAGCTTGTGATAAATCCGCCGGTGCCGCAGGCAAAATCCGCCATTTTTTCGCCGATTTTCGGCTGAATCATCTTTGACATAAAATCGGTTACAGCACGGGGTGTGTAAAATTCACCGGCAGAACCAGCGCTTTGCAGTTCTTTCAGAATGGATTCATAAATCTCGCCGAAAGCGTGGCTTTCCTCATAATCGCTGAGATCCAGTTCATCAATGACATTGATAACCTGACGGAGTAATACACCGTCTTTCATATAGTTGTTTGCGTCGGCAAAGGTGGTTTGCACAATAGCCTTTTTTATGGGAGTAGATGCGGTAACAGGCAGATTTTTGAGAGTCGGAAACAGCGTGTTGTTTACAAAATTAAGTAATGTATCTCCAGTCATGGCAGAGCCGGAACGGTCGTCTGCCGCCCAAGCTGACCAACGACATTCTTCGGGAATGATGGATACATAGTTTTCTTCATCCATATCCCAGTCCTGTTCTTTTGCGTCATATACTTTTAAAAAGAGCATCCATGCAATCTGCTCAATACGCTGGGCATCACCGTTGATACCTGCGTCATTGCGCATAATGTCACGAAGTCTTTTTACAAATCCCGATAGATTGCTCATTAAAATTAACCTGCCTTATATAGTTCTTCTTCCAATGCTTTTACAGCTTGAATGTAGCCTGCTTTTCCGCCAAAATAGGTGGCGATTTTTGAGGGCTTTCCGAATTTCTTAAACGGATCAAGCTGTAAAATCTCGGTTTTCTCAATTTCGTAAATACCTGTGTTCATATATTTATCGAGGAGGGCTTCCAGCACTTCTCTTGCAACACCGCTGTATTTGCTCAGAAAATCACGCTTTTTTACATTATTCGCACGCTCTTTGCGTGTAAGCGGCTTTTGATTAAAGGCGACATGGCAAATGAAGTCAAAATCATCCACATCGGTCATACCTTGCTCCGCTTTCATTTGCTCAAGGTCTATGCCTTGTTCTTTCAACAGTTCCCGAATAGCTTCTTTCTTTTCTTCGGAAGTCCACTTTGAAATAAAGTTGTCAAGAGAAGCATATTTGCCGAGAATATTAGACTTTGTATAGTCAACAATGCTTTCCTGACGGAGAAGCTTGCCCAGGGCGTCATAAACTTCCACCCGCTTTCCGATGATATGAACATCACATCCGTTTTCATCAACAACATATTTGTCAACAGTAGGGGGTGGCGAAACAGAATCACCGCCATTACCTGGTGTATCGGGTTTCGGTATCGGCTTGTGATTAGGGTCAAAGCCTTCTACAATCTCAATAGGGCCGTCCCAATCGGGATCGGAAAACAGTCTTGTCACATTGCGGAAGTCCATTACCACAAAATGATTTTTACCTTCCTTTTCACGCAGACGAGTGCCACGACCAATTATCTGCTTGAATTCTGTCATAGAGTTAATCATTTCATCGAGAACAATCAGCTTTGTCATCTTGCAATCCGCTCCTGTGGAAAGAAGCTTTGAGGTTGTTGCAATTACCGGATAGGGTGCAGATACGGAAATAAAGTAGTCAAGCTTGCTTTTGCCGTAAGTATCGGAGCCTGTGATACGGACAACATAGTCGGGATTTTCTTTGACCATATCGGCGTTGAGATTATTCAGCGCAATACGCATACGCTCTGCGTGATCTTCAGTAGCACAAAATACGATGGTTTTCTGCATTCTGTCGGTACTCTTGAGATATTCGGTTATCTCCCTTGCAACCTCGTATGTGCGGTCTTCAAGAATAATATTGTAATCAAAGTCGCTGTTAGTATAAATGCGATCTTCAATTTCATTTCCAAATTTATCAAGCTGTCCCTTGTAAGGCCGCCAGCCGTCTGAAATGTCGGTTGTTATATTTATAACCCTGAACGGAGCAAGAAAGCCGTCTTCAATACCCTCTCGCAAACTGTATGTATATACAGGCTCTCCAAAGTAATCAATGTTTGAAATATATTTGGTTTCCTTCGGAGTTGCAGTCATACCGATTTGTGTAGCAGAGGAGAAATAATCAAGAATTTTGCGCCAGTTGCTGTCTTTTTTTGCAGAACCTCGATGGCACTCATCAACAATAATTAGGTCAAAGAAATCCTGATTAAATAACTTTGCAAATCGAGCAACTGTTTCTTCACCGCTTTCTTCATCTTCGTTTTCTTCGTTGCCTGCAAGCTGTTGATAAAGAGAAAAATATACCTCGTGAGAAGTTATGGTAACGGGATCGTCTTTTGCAAAATTTATCTTATGTATTACTTTTTCAAGAGGAGAGAAATCCTGCTGAATCGACTGATCCACGAGAATATTGCGGTCAGCCAAATACAGAACTTTCTTTTTGAGTCCGCTTTTTAAAAGGCGGTAAACAATCTGAAATGCCGTATAGGTTTTGCCTGTACCCGTTGCCATAACGAGCAGTAAACGCTCTTGTCCGTTTGCGATTGCTTCAACGGTACGGTTAATAGCGTTACGCTGATAATATCTCGGATCATATGTGTTCTGGCTTGAGTAGTAAGGCTGATTGATTATTTTTCTTTCGTTATCAGATATGCCTTTGCCGCCGTTTGTTTCGCTTTCCCATCTGGCAGTAAGTTCATCCACAGTCGGAAATTCGTCCATAGACAGTGTGCGTTCCAAACCGGTCAGAAGGTCGTGTTCCTGAAATCCGTCACCGTTTGAACTGTATGCAAACGGAATATCCTGCATTTTGGCATAGGTAATCGCTTGCTGCAAACCGTAAGATATAAAATGATTATTATCTTTGGCTTCAACAATCGCAATAGGTTTATTTTTTGTTAAGTAAAGAACATAATCAGCCTTCTTTGGTTTTTCACGGGTTACAATATTTCCTTTCAGATTGATGCGACCGTCTGTTATTTTGGTTTCCATCGTAATACGGTCGAGTCCCCATTTTGCTTGTACTGCAGGAGTTATATATTGTAGCTTTATGTCTTCCTCAGTCATCTGCTTTTTATCTAAAATCATTGTCAGCCCTCCCTCGTATTACATTTTAAGCATTATATCACTTTGGCAAATATAATTATACTATTATAATATAACACATTTCGACATATAAATCAATGATTATTGGCGATTTATACTAAAAAGAACAGAAATATCACTAACATAATTTTAAAAAAAGGAGCTGTATGTCTTAACAACTCCGTACTAAAAATCTATAATTTGTTTTTTGTCCTGCAAATCACGATATGCCTTTTTTCGGGTAGCCAAAGAATTATATGTTTTACCGATAGTGCAAAACTGCATAAACCTTTTAACTCAACACTTGCTGTAAGGCAGGTGTTATTTTTTTTAATTCATTTTTGAGAAAATTTTTTTAGAACATGGGTTGAATTTCAGGCTCGCCCACTCCAAATAAGTAGAGGGATATATTTATTTGAATATCAAACGAAAACGGAAAATTCATTTTTTATAGCACAAAAAATAAAAAACTTTTCAAAAATACCCTGACAAAACGCCTGTGTTTGTCCAAATAAGTGAGAGGGTATTTTGAAATTTTTTGAAAATACACCCCCTCCAAAATACTGATTTTGTCCATACAAGTGAAGGGGATAAAGAAATATATTTTTAATTTTCTTTATCAAATTCGAGAAAATTCATTAACAAATTATTTTCTAAGGATGTGAATCTAAACAATGAAAAACGCTTATTTTCAATGTGTCAGTACTCGAAAGAGAGAAAGAAAAAGTAAACCAAGGAAACCTATGACAAATCTTAGCGAGCAGACTGTTTGTATCCACAAGCGGATAAAACAGTAAAAGCTCGTTAGTGGATACCCCTAAAACCCCGGAAAAAAATAAGAAAAGGAAGGTAACATATGAAATCCAAATTTATCAAACTGCCCAAGGCTCTCTTTGATGATGCATATATAGACTTGTCGTGCGGTGCAAAGCTGCTCTACTCGCTGTTGCTTGACCGCAGAATGCTTTCGGAGCAGAACAGTATGACTGACTCAAACGGCAGAGCCATTGTGTACTTCACAAACAATGAAGTCTGTCAAAAGCTGAAATGCAGTCATGACAAGGCTACGAAGCTTTTTCGTGAGCTTGAACGTTTCAAGCTTATACATAGGCTAAGGCAGGGCAAAGGCAAGCCTGACATTATTTATGTTGATAACTTTATTGACAGCGAAGAAGCCTCATTCAAGAGTGCGGAAAATACGCTTTGCAGAGTGCAAAAATTAAGTGTACCTGACTGCGGAAAATCAGCAGGAAATAAAACTGAAATTAATAATACCGATAGGAGTAATACCAATCTATCAATCGACTATGACGAGGTTGAGAATGAAATAAAATTCCAAATTGAATATGATGTACTGGCGGAGCGTGATTACGGCAGTGTGCTCGACGAAATTGTCAGACTTATGACAGACACTTACTGTTACGCAAGTGATACTGTTCGGATTAACAAACGGCAAATCCCCATACAGTCTGTTCGCAAACGACTGTCAATGGTAACCGCCGAGCATATCGAATATGTAATAAGCTCGCTTGAAAAGAATAAAAGCAAAATCAAAAATATGAGAGCCTATCTGCTTACGACTCTCTACAACTCAATTGACACTATGGAAACCGACTGCTTGTACGGTAATTAGGGAGGAAATCAAAATGGATGAAAAAATAAAATTTTTAGGCACAAAAGAGATTGCCGAGGCACTCGGATGCAGTTTGCCGACTGCCCGAAACATTATGATGAGGGCTGATTTTCCGTTGGTGAGAGTCGGCAAAAACTTCAAGGTCAGTGAGCAGGCTTTTATAGAATGGAGCAGCAAGCGCAGAGTATAAAATAAGGCGAAAATCTGTTGACGGCTTATCGCTTTTGGAGTATTATAAATACAGTCGGATAACGATAAGCTGTCTTTAGGTTTTGAAAGGACGGATTACAATAAACGCTAAAGACACAAAGAAAAAACAAACCTACGGCAACGGCTCAATATATTTTGTAGAAAGCCGTCATCGCTTTGCAGGTCAGGTTTATTTGACAATCGACGGTGAAAAGGAACGCCGCACCGTTTACGGAAAAACAAAGAAAATCGTCAAGGACAAAATGCGTGAGCTGCAAATTCAGGCTCTCGCAGGCAACCTCGAAAAGCGCAACCGTAACAAGGTTGAGATAAAAACAATTCATCAGCTTGCCGAAAAGATGATAGAGGAACAGCTTGCCCTGAATGAAATCAGGCAGTCAACCTATGACCGCAAAATGGAAACTCTGAAAATGCTTTCCGATATTTCTGATAAGCAGCTTACGGAAGTCACCGAGGACGATATAGTCGGTTTTTTCAAGGTAAAGCTTGATTATTCCCAGTCGAGCATAAATAAGATGTATCAGCTTTTGGGAGCAGTATTTGTAAAAGCAATCAGCAAAAAGCTCATTGAGAGCAATCCTTTGAGCGACATCAAGTGCCCGAAGTCGAGAAAAAAGCAAATCCCTGTCAGAGCCTTGACGGTTGACGAGCAGATAGGACTTTTGAATGTGCTGAAAACCGAGGACATACACTACGGTGACATAATGCTTTTGTCAATGTTCACGGGAATGCGAATCGGCGAGTGTTGTGCCCTTACGGCAGAGGATATTAACCTAACCGACAAAACAATAAATGTCAGTAAAACCGTATCAAGAGGCGAATTTGGAAACACCGTAATCAACGATACCAAAACCGCCGCAGGCACGAGAACGCTTTTTATCAGCGATGATGTTGCAGACTTTTTGAAAGAATGTTTAGGCGGCAGAAAAAGAGGTTTGCTGTTCACTTCAAGCAACGGCGGGCTTGTCACTTCAAACCAAGTCAACTATGTTTACTCAAATGTGATTAAGAATTACGACATTCTTGACAGCTCGGTGTACGGCAGGGTAGATTTACATTCACTCAGGCATACATACGCAACGAGGTGTATTGAAAGCGGAATGCCTGCAAAGGTGCTTCAAAAGCTTTTAGGACACACGGACATAAACATCACGCTGAATGTTTACTGCTCTGTATTTGAAAAGTTTAAAAACGAGCACCTTGCGATTGCTGACGAATATATGAAAGCAAACAACCTGCAAATCGCCTGAAAATGAAAAAATCGCTGTCAAAACCGCAGTCAATTGCGACTAAGTCAGCATTTAAGCCACTTATAAAGGTCACCTCGACCAAAAAAGGTGGTTTTTTAACCGCCTTTTATTTTTTGCCAAAATTACTTAAAATGCCTTAAAAGTGGCTTAAACACTGGGTTTTTGAGATTTTAAAAATTCAGTTGAG